CTCAACGCCAACAGTGAAAGGCGCGAGCCGCGTAGAAAGCGAGTATCTCGCAAGCGATCAGCGCGAGTATTGGGTGCCATGCGCTGATTGTGGCGAAGAGAGTGTGCTGCGCTGGCGCAACGTGCGCTGGCAGAAGAACGATCCAAGGACTGCCGTTTACGTTTGCGAGCATTGCGGCTCAGCTTGGTCAGAAGCCAAACGGCTCAAGGCAATCAAGAAGGGCCAATGGCGAGCGAGCGCAGAAAGCGACGGCGTTGCTGGGTTTCACCTATCAGGGCTTTACAGCCCATGGGTCAGCCTTGCGGATGCGGCAAGGGACTTCCTCGAAGCGAAGAAGCTGCCCGAAACGCTCAGGGTCTGGACGAACACCTACCTCGGTGAGACGTGGGAAGAGAGTGGAGAAGGCCTCGATGATGGCACCTTATCTTCTCGCGGCGAGAAATATGCCGAGTGTCCCGAAGGCGTGGTTCTCATCACAGCCGGTGTCGATATCCAAGACGACCGCATCGAATTGGAAGTGGTTGGGTGGGGACGGAACGAAGAGACATGGTCTCTCGACTACAAAACGATCTACGGAGACCCGAGCGCACGGGGGGTCTGGGATGAACTCGATCAGGCCCTATCAGCGAAGTACATGCACGAACGAGGTGTTGCGCTACCTATTCGATCAACGTGCGTCGACAGTGGCGGGCATCACACGAGTGCGGTCTACACATACTGCCGCCTACGAGAGAACAAACGCATCTTTGCGATCAAGGGCATCGGCGGTGAGGGTAAGCCGCTCGTCGGTCGTCCAACCAAGAACAACATCGGCAAGGTTCGGCTGTTTCCCATCGGCGTCGATACCGCGAAGGAACTTATCTATAGCCGTTTGAAGATCGCGGATGCTGGCCCCGGCTATTGCCACTTTCGCGATACCTACGACGACGAGTACTTCAAACAGCTAACGGCTGAGCAACTCGTGACCCGCTTTAACAAGGGCTACCGCAAGCGGGAATGGAAGAAGATCAGGCCACGCAACGAAGCGCTCGACTGTCGCGTCTATGCGCTTGCGGCCTACACGCTGCTGAATGTTCGCATCAACACGGTCGCGGATCGCTTAGCGAAAGCTGAGCCGGCTCAAGAAGAAAAGGTCGCTCCCAAGGCGCAGCGTCGTGCCACACCAAAGAAGCAAAACTTCGCTACGAGTTGGAGCTAGCGGAGCCTATTTAAAAAAATCGGGCTTGGCCCATATGGTCTTGTCGGGCTCCTGAAACGCGTGAGCGCCAAGGCAAGCCTTTCCGTTCGCGGTGCAGAGAGCAACCTTCTGCACTCCACCGCTCTGCGCTGTTGCGCTGTGTGAGCCCGGACCGAAGTAAATCGCGGCGGCGATAAGCGCCAGCCCACCAAACACTGCCATCGGCATATTGAAATTCATTGCTCTCTCCTTCGAGGGATGTGAGGACACTTGGCTAATTTATTCGACACCGCGAACGTCCCGGCCACTGAGCCAGAGAAGATCGTAGTGGGAGACACACTTCAGTGGAAGCGCACTGACCTCGGCGCGGACTACGCCAACGACGCTTATGTGCTGACCTACAAGGCTCGGCTCGAAGGCACCGGCTCGACTGTCATCACGATCACAGCGTCTGCGAGCGACAGCGATTACCTCGTGAGCGTGGCCGCTGGCACCACTGCCAGCTACACCGCTGGCCATTATCAGTGGCAAAGCTACATCACGCGCACCTCTGACAGCGCTCGCCTTACCATAGATAGCGGCTCGTTTGAGGTTGTTGCGAACCGTGCCGCCTCAACGGCTGATCCACGCAGCCACGCCAAGATCATGCTCGACAAGATCGAGAGCCTCTTACAGGGCCGAGGCGACAGCGATGTCGCCAGCTACTCGATCAACGGTCGCTCGCTCGCAAAGCTGGGTGTCACTGAATTGATGGAGTGGCGCGACCGCTACCGGGCTGAACACCTACGGGAAGTCCGACGCGAACGCGCACTCAACGGCAAAGCGACCGGCAGCACCGTTCTAGCGAGATTTTGATGGGTATTTTCGACTTTTTTCGACGCGCCAAGCCGGTGCGGCGGCGCAGCTTTGCCGGGGCTCAGCCTGGACGGCTCTTCAGCGACTTCAACCCGATGACACGGTCGAGCGATGCGGAGCTTAGGCCAGCACTGCGCTCACTTCGAAACCGCTGCCGGGAACTGGCGCGGAATAACGAATACGTCAGGCGCTACCTCGGTCTCATGAGGATCAACGTCGTGGGCGCGCAGGGCGTGGGTCTTCAGGTGAGGGCTCGCAACGAAGGCGGTGACCTTGATGGTCCCGGCAACCAAATCATCGAGAACGCTTGGAAAGCGTGGGGCAAGCGCGGCATTCCAACAGCAGACGGTCGCCTCAGCTTCGCAGACGCACAACGCCTCGTGATCGAAACGCTCTGCCGGGACGGCGAAGTCCTTGTCCGGCTCATCAGAGGCTATAGCGGCAACAAAGACCGCTTTGCCGTTGAGTTCATTGAGGCCGACCTCCTCGATGAGGAACTGAACACCAAGGTCAGCAATGGCAACAGCGTCCGCATGGGCGTTGAGGTCGATGAGTACGGCAAGGCCGTGGCTTATCACCTTTTGCGCCAACATCCCGGCGACCACGAGTTCGCTAATGCCTACGGCAACAAACACATTCGGGTGCCCGCCGCTCAGATGCTTCACATCTTCTGTGCTGAGCGCCCTCATCAAACGCGTGGCATCCCGCCGCTCGCAGCTTCGATCACCGCACTGAAAATGTTGCACGGGTATCGCGAGGCGGAATTGGTTGCGGCGCGTGTCGCTGCCTCAAAGATGGGCTTCATCACGAGCCCGGACGGCGAGGGCTATACCGGCGACGACCTTTTGGACACTCATGCGCCCGTTATGTCAGCGGACCCCGGCAGCTTCGAGCAACTTCCGGCCGGGATGGACATCAAGATGTTCGACCCAACGCACCCGACGACGGCGTTCGCTGAGTTCCACAAGTCGATCCTTCGCGGGATCGCATCGAGCCTTGGCGTCAGCTACGCCGCTCTCGCGAGCGATCTAGAGAACGTCAACTACAGCAGCATCCGGCAGGGCGCTCTCGATGAGCGTGACTTCTACAAAACGATGCAAGCGTTCGTGATCGAGCACTTCATCGAGCCAGTGTTCGGGGCTTGGCTTGAGAGTGCGATGAGCTTTAGCGATCTACCGCTGCCGGTGAGCAAGTACGAGAAGTTCGCCGACGCTGCGGTCTGGAGGCCACGCGGCTTCAGTTGGATCGATCCGCTCAAGGAAGTTCGAGCCAACGTCGAGGCCATACAGAACGGGCTTCTATCGATGCAGGACGTGGTCGGCAATTACGGCATGGACGTCGAGGACGTCTTTGAAGCGGTTGAACGCGAGAGTGAGCTTGCCAAGCGCTACGGCATCTCATTGGCCTTCCAGCCTTTCGGAACCACGGCCGCCGCTGAACCCCAAGTCGACGACTAACAAATAGGTGACACATGACTGAAACAGAATTGCACCGGCATGTCGTCGGTGTGGTTGAGACCGATGATGAGTTGGTCTTAACGCTAGCAAAGGAACACAGCGTTGAAGAGCAATACGACGAGACTACTGAGACGGGCGAAGGCCGAGATATTCCACTGGATAGCGATGACGCTATTCCTGCTTTCGATACCGGTGATGATAATCGGCACGGTCGTCGGGCCGTTGTTCTTGAGTTTGACCGCGCTGGCATATCAAGCACTGAGCGCCGGGTTCAGATTGCTGTCTCAAGCGAAGAACCGGTTGAACGCGCATTTGGCGCGGAAGTCCTAGATCACAGCGCAGAGGCGATCGACCTAGAGTTTCTAGGTTCTGGCCGTGCGCCATTGCTCCTCGATCACGACGCGAGGCAGCAAATCGGAGTTGTCGAGAACACCACTATTGGGGCTGACCGCGTGTTGCGGGCAGCAGTGCGCTTTGGAAAAGGCGCCCAAGCCAATGAGGTGTTCGAAGACATCGTTGATGGCATCCGAGCGAATATCTCGGTCGGTTACGTCATCAACAAAATGTCCAAGGAAGAGGGCGAGGACGGGACGGTCTATCGCGCAACGAAATGGACGCCCCTCGAAGTGAGCGTTGTCTCGATCCCAGCGGATACATCCGTCGGCGTTGGTCGCGCTCGCGTCATTGAACCCCCAGTTCCAAAGGAGAACGAAATGGAACAAGTAAACATCGAAGAGGTGCGTGCCGAAGCAGCGGATCAGGCCCGTGCGGAAGCCGTCAAAACCTCAAAAGAAATCTTGGCTCTTGGGTCAAAACACAACCGCCGTGATTTTGCGGAGGATGCCATTGGTAAGGGCTACTCAATCGAGCAGTTCCGTGGTGCGCTTCTCGAAGAGATCGGTCACGACAAACCGCTCGAAATCAAAGAGCCCGACATCTCACCAAGCGAAGAGCGTCAATTCTCGTTCCTGCGTGCTATCAACGCGGCGGCGACGGGTGACTGGCGTGGAGCCGGGTACGAACGTGAAGTATCCGACGA